ATTCCCTCAACAAATGCGTCGGGAGCAGAAGGATCAGCAACGATATCAGCAGCAGTTGCTAACATGAAGTCGTCGCCTACGATATTGACACCTTCTTTGGTTTGTCTGAGTGAACCAATGCCGCGAGAAGAAACGCCGAGTTTTACGCCATCTTCTACCAAAGCAGATGCAATTTTACCCATTGGGGTACTCAAAATCTTTGCTTTGCCGATGAAGTTATCACCACTTTCTCTAAGAGAGACAATTTTATGAGAAACTCTATCGAGATTCACGGTAGGGCCATCGGGATGACCAAGTTCACCGAGTGCTCTGCCAGACTGAACATTTGACTCATTATAACGAGAAACTTCTTTGCGAAGAGTTTCCATAGGATACATACGACCATTACGGTTTTTGATGTTTCCTTGGAGGAATACTCCTTCGATATACAGTGATTTCTTGCCAGACTTAGTAGTCTCTACAAGATACTTAACTGATTCGATCTCTTCTCTAATGAGTTTCATTTGACTAATAGATTATTTTACTTGAAATTAAGTACGTGCGTCTGCATTAACTTTGGTTCCCTTCAACGCAGCATTACCTCTTAAACCTTGACCAATATCTAAGTGGATAACGAGAGAACCTGCAGCAGGAACTGTTATAGATCCCAAGGATGCATCGTCATCGGCATTCCGAACAGTCACATCATAATCATTTGCGTTGTCAGTATTACCAATATAAACTGCAGTTGAGGTTTTAAATTTGGTTGTACCTGTCGCCAACGCAGTGGCATCTCCTAAGACTTTCATCTTTCCTAACTTTCAGTATAATTTATTTATATTAAACACCATCACTGGTTTCTACCTGATCATCAGAAACCTCTTCTGGCTGCCCATTAAAGAGTGCGTTTCCTACAGATGACTTGTATCCATCTACTCTAGATGCTGATTTTGAATACAGCATATCTTTAATTTTATCGCTGATTTGTGATGGTGATTCATCAGTAATCATCATGTCTAAGAGTTCGTCCATGTTTCCCATGTTACAAAGATAAAGTTATTTATATTTCACCACCCTTGGGCATCTCTGGTGCTTCTGTAGCAGAACCATCAATCTCTGGTTCCATCACTGGTGCTCCAAGGTCCATTCCTCCTGCACCTGCCGCTGGATCTAGTGGTTGACCATCTGGCCCAATGGTTGCAGGATCTGGAATGATACCTTTTTTAATTTCATTTTCGATCAGTTTGTCCTGTTCAAGGATTTCAATGTCAGTTTGACGCAGAATCTTACGACGAACATAGTCTTGGGAATAGTATTTTCCAACATAAGGTTCTGCAGTTGCTGCCAGTGACAGTCTTTCATTCATCAGTTCTGCTTCTTTCAGTTCTGAGAAATGGTTATCATACAGGAAATCATATTGAATATGCTCAGACATGACCTCCCAATCTTCGGGAGTAATTATGTTCTTCAGGAGTAATTGAGTCCTCAGCATGTCATTAAACATACCAGAGAATCTTTTTCTCAAACGACCAACAAACTTAGTGAACTTCAGTTCGTCTCTGAGGATTTCGGAGGATCTACCGAGATTAAATCCGCCTTCACCATCCATTCTAGACGGGGGGACGTTGAGTGATCTGTATAACTTCTTCTTAAAGTACTCAATGTCTGTAATTTCGCCAAGGTTTTGACCTCCAGGAAGAGTAGAAATTTCAGTGCCACGTCCTCCCTCTCTTCTAGGAAGCCAGAAATCCTCAAGCATCGCCATGTATTTTTTGTCATCACGAATCTCTCCTGTGTTTGCATCATAAACAAGTTTGTTGCGATAACGCATCATTACATCACGCAGATATTGTTCTGCCTTCATTTTTGGTAGATTACCAACATCGATGTAGAAAATTCTACGCTCTGGAGCACGGGACAATCTGTAGATAACCAGTGAATCCTCAATCATTCTAAGTTGATTGAGTGATTTGATTGCTTTGTGAAGATACGAAAGAGTTGATCCCTTATTTCTATCTACAAGACCAGAAGTGCAATATGCAACTGAGTCTTTGGTCATCTTGATCCCTGTATTTGTACTGGTCTGCATTGGGTTGCCAGTGCCAGTTGTCTTGGGATTATAGATGAAAAACTCCTCTAACTCTGGAAAATCATAATCCATCGGATCATTTTTCAGAGGATTGAGTTTATTCAACTCTTTCTGCTTGTTCTTTTTCTGTTTTCTTACATAACGCATTTTCATTGCGTCAATATAACGAAGTTCCTGAATACCTGCCTCAGGATTCTTTAAATCGATAATTTTATGATAATAAAGTCTTCCGTCAATATACCAGTTGCGGTAAATTTCGTGAGCCTTTTTATCAAAATCCAATAAATCAAGAATATTTTTAAACTCTTGTCTAATTGTTTTCTTAATACCATCACTAGCATTAAGATTTGAGAGTTCAATTTCTACGGGACTATCGTTAGAGTCCGAAACAATTGCCTCATTTACAATATCTTCGATAGCACTATCACACTCTGGGTGCAATGCCATCTCACGATATCTTTTAATAAGGTCAAATTCAGTTTTATAAACTCCTTCAATATCTACGTAAGAACCAAAAAAACCACTACTCATGTAGTGGTCAACCCCGTCCTCATTGTTGGGAGGAACGGGGGAGACCGCTGACGGTGAGAGTGGTTCGTTGTCCTCAATAGAGAACCCAAACAATTTTGACATTATTACATTAGAACTTTATCTCTATTATTTATTACTTCAGATTAACGTTAGTTTGATCGCTAGAGAGAGATTCAAAACTTTGAACTGCAAATTCTACAGTAAATTCTTCAATCGTATCACTTGAATCATATGAAAGATCAATTGAAGAAACAGCAACTGGGAAGATGTCAATGAACTTGTATGACTTCAAAGGAGTCACTTTAGTATCACCAGCAGTGTCAGAGTTTTTCTTACTGTGCTTATTGCCAGAATAACCTCTTCCAAGTTGATGAACTTCAGCATCAACCATATATGAATCTGGATTTGTTGCTCCAGTGTTATTGCTAAGTCTAGCAATAGCATTCATCCATGCTTCAAAAGCATTTCTCATTCTAAAGTCTTCATCATTAATGATTGTGACAGTCCAGTTATCAATGGTTCTGTCTCCAGCAACCTTCAGAGTACGACCTCTGAAGGGAACATCGATGGAAGCAATATTCGATGCAGGCAGGTTTGCTGCCTTACAAAGAATACTGAAATCTTCCTGTTCAGTTTTTCCCCAAGTTGCCTTGGGGGTTGAGTTAGTTGCAGCAGCAGGGAAAGCATCAATACGGACCTCAAATAGATTGGGTCTTGCACCACCACCTTGCAGTCTGCTGTGGAATTTTGAGAGTGTGCGTAAAGTTGACATTTTTAGAAATCCTCCGTTTTTTTATAATTTAATGATCAAACTCTACCTGCTACTTCCGAGAAAGAAACGCCAGTTCGCGTTGCTACGAAAGTAAGGGTGATGAAGTTGATAGACTTGGCAGGCTTCAGGAAGATGTCTGCTCTAAACTCATTGTTGTCAATCACATCGGGAGTGTTATTTGTCTCGTCGCAAATGACGAGATAATCAATGAGTCCTCTCTTCGCTTGAACATCACGGAGGTATGGATCAACGATGTTTCTGAAGTTCGCTCTTGTCAGATCGTCATTCAGTTCAAAGAGTTGAGCCTGTGCTGCTCTTTCCAGTGCTTGCTCAATCGTGAGGAACAAGCGGCGAACGTTGATTCTGTCGAATGCAGACTGATAACCGAGAGCAGTCTTATCACCGAAGAGGAATGTTCCAGCACCAGCAGAAGTGATGAAGGAGTTGATTCTCTTAGGATAGAGACGATCTCTTTGTGCCTTGCTTGGATTGTAAGCAAGTTTGACTGCATTGTTCAGCACACCTCTTTGCTGTCCTGCAGGAGAGAACCAAGGATATGCAAGAAGTGCGGTTCTTGCCATCATTCCGCCAACATCAGCGTTGGTTGGAATGTAGACGAACTTGTTATTGAATCTGTCAAAGGTGTACTTGTATCCAGAATCAAACGTCGCGTAGGACGAAGATGTCAAAGGACCAAAGTAATTAATCAAATTCGTTGTTTGTTGCTCTGTTGTCAGAAGCGATCCACCGGGAGTAGTTGATGCAGCAACCAAATTAGTTCTATGAGCACCAATACAAGCCATACAATCTTTTCTTCCTTCTGCAAGGGAGATGATGTAATTTGCTTTTGCTTGAGATTCTGCTTCCGTAGAACAACCAGGACCCATGATGAGGAAGTCTGCTTCGACTTCATCTTTATTTGAAAGCAATCCGTAGGCAGTAATCAGTTTTCCGAGGTCTGCCTTATAACCATCTCCACCACTGCTTTGGTAATCATTACCTGCTGCTAAGGTGTAAGTTACATTACCGATTGCAAGGAATTGCTTATCCTGTGCAACTGTACCAGATTGGTTGGATGATCCAGTATCTGCAGTGAAAGATGCAGATTTTACTCCAGTGTAAGCAGTAAATCCAGTTGCGGCAGGAATTGTTCCATGAGTTGTATCTGCGGCCGCAAGAGGATCTGCACCAGCATAGATGTTTGCAGAAAGATCACGGAGGTAATCTTTGTAGTAGGTTCTCTGAGGTGCGTTAACATTGGAAACAGCATCGCTTGCCTTAGAAAGGTCAACGTGCTTTTCAAGGATATTACCCTTGATTCCAGTTACTTCTCCATTATCATCAACAACAGCAATGTGAAGTTGATCATTGTGTCCTTGTCTATCATCTACATAGACGCTAGTTCCAGGTTTTGGTGCGATTGTGCTCCAATAAACCGTGGAGTTGGTAAGACCTAAAGTCTGTTGGTCATACCAGTCAACTACAGTTGCAGGGGTTGTTCCAGCAGTACCAATTGTACTTAATGCTGTGTTGCTGGTATTAACTCCAACGGAGTTAACCATGTATACAGTATCTGATGTATCGAAAGATGCAAATGAATCTCCTTCTGCATAATCAATCTGAGTTTCTGTACCAGCAGAAGAAACTCTAGAAACAACCTTAACGTCGATGGTGCTAGTTCCAGCAGTAGATGTTGTAACACCAGTGATGATACCCTTCAGATAACCAGTGAAGGTTGATGTTGAACCAGATCCTGGGAGAGCTCCACTGATTGCTGCAGTAATACCTGCCCCGATTGTAGCACCTGCGGCACCAAGGTTGGTTGTTGTGATACCAATGGTCTGGTCTGCAAAATCGTCAATGTAGCAAACTTTCAGACTGTTTGCCCAAGAACCAGGGTTCTTAGCAGCATACAACCAGGTTACCGACGTATCTGATGCATTGTTTACATAGTCATCGTAGTTCTTAACCTTAAGGTCTACGCTAGCAGCACTTACGCCAACGTTAGCAGTTTTAAGGTCATCGTCGTCTGCTCTGATGACTTTAAGAACACCACCATATGAGAGATATGATGATGCGCTCATCCAGTACTCATATTGAGCATCTGCCGTCTTTGGTTCTCCAAATACATTAATGAGATCTTGCTCATTAGTGATATTTGTGACTTCTTCTACAGGTCCAATTTCAAATGGTCCAGCAATGGCACCAATGTTATCAAGTACATTATCAG